TCGATGTTGCCGTAGTCTGGCAAGAAGGCTTTCAAGGGACGCGGAATATCTTTGATGTAAGCTTCGGCTGCATCGTGCAAAAGGACGTACTTCAAGAACCCGGTGCGGTATTTGCCGAGAGATTCGACGTAGTTGTGAAGCAGCACAGTATGCTGAGCCACCGAGTAATGGTGAGAGCAATGCCCCCCGTAGCGGGTTTCCAGCGACAGGGCATGGCAGATGTCTCTGACGTCGACGTCCTCCGGACGCGGGTCCATTGGCCAGAAGGCTCTGCCGGTGAACGTCATGATCCAGTCGCCGTGGCGGTCGAGTGGTTGAGAGGTCAACATTATGCTACACTCCTCTCTGCGACTTTGGTCTCGATCTGTTGCACGATCCCAGCCATCTGGAGTAGAGCGAAGACCGCAGTGCCTGCTTCGGTCAACTCGCACTTTCCGGGCCATTCAGGATCCGGCGAGAATACGAGTCCACGCTCCAGCAGGCCGCGAAGTCCACTTACGAAGTTGCAAGGCATCCCCAATGCGCGGAAAGTGTTGCGCTGGACTTGGTTGCAAGAAGCAATGTCGGTCAGCGTGACGACCATGTTCTTGGTCAGGGAGAGGTTGAAGGCGATGGACGTGACATGGGTAGCGAACTTGTGGTTGATGTCTGGCATGTCACGTCCCTTTCATGACTTGGAGGAAGCGACCTTCTCGGAAGAAGTCCTCCGGCAAGTGCGCAAAGGGAAAGTCGGTATCATCCAAATTGTCGCAATCGTCGGTCTTTTCCTTGCGATACAAGATCATCCAGCGTTCCCTCTCACCGTCGAAGCTGAAACCTTCGACGAAGTAGAGCCCCCCGGTCTTGGGGTGAAACCAACGAGTTCCGACGAGTTTACCCCGATTGAAATCCGCAGGTTTCTGGCCGGCAATGTCCTTGTGCCACATGCGCAGTGTGATTCTGGTTTCACCTACAGTCATCACTTCTTCTCCTTCGGAACTACCAGCTTGGCGTGCTTGCCGTGCCAGATACCAGCGTCGCTGATCGCAGAGCCGAAACCCTTGGCGATCTTCTCGCGCAACCATGCACCCAACCGGGCTGCGTGCACGCCAAGCTTCTCCTCGGCAGGAAGGTCCGTCTGGCTGAGGCCAAGTTCATCTCGCAAGTTGCAGATCAACTCATTCTCAAGATTGGTGAGCCTCTGATCGGGCTCATCGTCCTCCAGGACAGGTGGAGGAGTCAAGCCCAACAAGGCGCGCACGATATGCGCCCGACGGTCGTTGGGCGAGAAGGTGACCGTGAATTCCTCGGCCATGATTTCCTCGACGCCGATCGGTCGCAGAGCGTCCAGCACCGCATTGCGCTTGGCGATTTCCTTGGGTAGTTTGGAGTTCACAGCTGTCACCAGTTCAACGGCAATGCCGCTAACCGGGTCGCGCCAAATCTCGGTACCAAGCTCCTGCAGCAATGCAGGGAAGGTCACGGTCTTTGCTTTGTTGACGACCGCTTCGAGGCCTTCAAGCACAGCTTTGACTTGCTCAATCTTCTCCTCGGAATCGCGTACCGAGTTGAAGGTCTCGACGATCTTCTGCGTGGTGTTGTTGCCTGATTCGGTGGCCAGCCCTTCGGCGAAGAATTCATCTCCGGCGATAGGTTCAATCTCTGTAGGTTCGGGCATTTGTTCGTCTCCTTGAGTTGGTGGAGGCTGGCAGAGCCACACAAGCCTGCCAGCCTGTTGGTTTCACATGCGAGCGTCGTCGCTGGACCGGGAACCGCCACCAGCGGTCTCCGAGGCCTCACCTACGGCCACATCGATCGTCATCTCACCCTCGCGGATGGTACGGTTGATCTCCTTGACTTCGGCAAGGATCGCACGACCGTGGCTCATGTCGCTGATCTTGGTTCCCGGCTTGTGGTTCCACACGAACCACTCATTCTCGCCATTCTTGCGGATAACAGTGCCCATCTCCCAAGAGCGGTAGAAGAGCGGCGCAGGCAGAATGCCCTTCGACGTCATGATCTTCTCGTCGCGAATGCCGCCAAGCAGCTTCTTGCTTGCAGTGAACTGGGTCTTGCCCATGGCGATGAAGCCGACAGACAGGGTCGAGGGGTCAATCACATACCAAGTACCGGTCACGACCAATTCATTGCCGCGCGGCGTCCAGAGCGAGTTGTTGTCTTCCCAGAGCAAGCAATCTCCCAGAATGGTGTCGTCTGTGCCGTAATCGCGATACAGCCCCCCGCCTGTAAGCTGGGGCAGGCCGGCAATCGGGCACGGCTTGTCTCTGGGGGTCCATTCGATGTTCCGGCGCTGGTATGCGGCGAAGATCAATTCGATCGACTTATGGACCCTGCCGGTCGCAGTATTCAGGATCATGCCCATCTGCGCGCCTTCGACATACTCGTCCTTGCGCGGGTTGATCTGTGGGCTGAGCCCCTGCAGGATGACGTAGCGCGGAATCGTAACGTCAGCAGAGCTGATGTCTTCCATGCCAGTCTCGAGGCCGAAGAAGTCGTCGTCGGTCATCGTCTGAGATACTGCAGTTCCAGCCTGCACGACAGGCATATTGTTGATGGGCTCTTCCGGAAGGACCCCTTCGGTCTGGTATTGGTTCTTGGTGTTTGCCATTGGTCTGTCTCCTCTGATGGCGGGTCGTTGGTGTGCAGCGATTGCCTGCTTAGGAATCGCTGAGTTGATCTTTGAGGCGTTGCAGTGCAGCCGTTTCAACTCCGTAGCGGTTATCGTGATCCTCGACGGCCTTGATGACTTCCTCCCATTCCGCTTTGCTGAGAGACAGTTCGAGATCCTCGGTTGCATAGCTTGCCCTCATGGCAGTGCGACTTGCGTGATAGCCATAGGCTACTGGCGAAGCGAAACCCTTCAACGATAGATCTCGCGCAACGCTCTTGAACTCTGAGGTCGCATCGTAATCGTCTGCGTTGAATATCAAGTCTCTCCCTTCAAACCACTCTGGGCTGTCTTCCTTCTTTGATGAGTTGAGAGCTTTGTAGACAATCTTCTTGTCCGTGATCCTGCACATAAAAGCTTTGCTGATGGCGTACATCAAGGAAAAAGAGTTTCGGGCAGAGCGGTCTTCTGAGAGGTCAACAGCGCCCCTAGAGAAATCGTAAGTGAACCTAGCAGGGAAGCGCAGATCGTGCACCCTCACCCCCCGGTAATAGATATAGTTCGAAGGCGCATCGTAGATTGTCAGGCTGCCATGCGTGAAGACCTTCTCCCCCGGTTGGTTCAAGAAGACCTCGTTGCCGTACATGGCATCATCGGTCGCAAAGCCTTCACAATCTATCTCAATGTATGTTCCGCTGCTTGGGACGTCAACGCCGCCGAGGTTGACCGAACCACCTTCGTCCTTGGTGTTTGACATCAGCTCGCGGAATGCCATCCACAGCGACCAGTTCTTGCCTAGGTCAAGCGTGAAAGGGAGTTCAGATGAACGCCATCGCCCAAATCCATAGCGCTTTCGCATCCTGAGCTGTTGGACTTTCGTCCCACGGAAGAGCTTCTCTTCGCAATAGAACTCGTACTCCGTCCCATCAACGAACAACCGGAAATTTCCGCCGTGACGCAGGATCACAGAGACTGCGTACTTTAGACCGGTCCCGAAGAAGCCGATAGGGTTTGTTGTGTTGGGTTTAGCATTGAGACCGAAAGTCGTGAACGACTCAATCGGTATCGAGGTTGGCGTCCAGAAGACGCAAGAGTTTTCAGGCATTGATGCAGCTCCATTAAGGGCAGGTAGCCCGCGTCTGTCGTCTCTGCTGCTGCGGCAAGGTAAGTAAATGGTGTTCCTGGGGAGGTTTTCAAGAACCGCCCTTGCCGCAGCGCCGGAGACGAACCGACAAGAACTTTATAGCCTGTATGAAGCGCAATGACACGTGGAAAGATGGCGAGTCTTGACAATAAAAGCGGTCATGGCTTTGACTTGGATTTGTTCGACCTCAGAGCGTCAAGAGTTATTCGAAGCCTAGCTACGGCACTTACAAACCTAGCTATGCCTGCAAAGTTTGAGAAGATGATTCTTGGGCGCGAAACCTTAATTCTTGCGAGGCCTTGGAGCTCACGCGCTTCCCTATTCCTTCGTTGCATCTTTCCCAAGATCGCCCCCTGACGCGGCTTGGCCCCTTCTTGCGATGCGTTCTTCGAGTAGGCCCAGCAGCGCACGAGACAAGACCTCTCCACCATAAGCCCATGGAGCATGAGCCAAAGCGCGAATCTCTTCGTCTGTGGGGGACTGAACGGGTGAGTTGGCGCGGAATGCAGCCTCAAGAACTCGCTCCATTTCTCCTTCTGCGATAGTCCCTGATGCGTCTGGCGGAAGAGCAGCAAACGCAGCGTCGATGGCAGCGCGGTTGACGTTGGACTGAACGATCGGGGGGTTGTTATCTTTAATCTTTTCTGTGTGCCTCTTGACTATGGCAGCCCAGTCAAGTGTTGCTGATTCAATCACCCCCCGGCACCTCTGCAATGGTACCGGTTCAGAATGCTTCGTAGAATGGAATGTCATGAATTCCACTGCAGCCGACAACGCTCCCATAAGTTCCTTGTGCTGCCTTGACGCTTTGGTAAGCCGGTCAGCCTCTGCCCTAAATTGAGCACGAACATTATCAGCGTTAAGCGTGTCCATTGCTGCGAATTTAAGTTTACCGATAAGGTGGTCTGCGTCGGTCATTTCGTTAGCCCCTCAAGAATGTCTGCAGCCTTACGCAGACGGTTGATCCATCGGAGGATGGTTGAATGCTGAATAGGCTTCTTACGCATTATGGCGAGATTGAGCTCCCCCGATGTGCCTGCCATCGCCAACCATGCGGCTGCTAGGGTTTGGCCTGCGTTCATAGCTTCGGCCCTTTCCTCAGGTCGGCGATGAAGTCGACAATGACGACAATGTGAAGGCCTGTCTTGGTCATGAGAAAATTGTCGACTTCATCGCACAATCTTTGGCGCTCAGTATCAACGGCTTCAGAGACTAAGCCTCGCCCAGTCTGCTCTTTGGTGGGCCACTTCATCTGCCGCAAGGCTCAAGCATGAAGTCGAGCACCTCCTTGGGAGTCATGAAGCTGAAGCTGATAGAGGAATATACGCGCTCAACGTGGGGGATCAATGCCATTCGCATTTCCATTGGAAGGCCTTCTGCATCCAGAAGCATTCGCTGGGCTACCGTAGCAGGAAGCCCAGCGTCTCGCATGGCGGCAATGTTCGAGAAGACCGTCGCTAGCCATTCGCAGTCAATGTCCGATGGGCGAGCATCCCTAGACCATTGACCTGAGTCCAAGGGCGCGGATGCGGAGGCTTTGGTGGCCAAGAGAGACACTGTTGCGGTCAGGATCAAGACCAGAGCAAACAGTGCGAAGATGGCGAAGACGAAGAATGCGTGAACGTTTCTCATGTTTGTGCTCCTGGATTACTTACTGTTGATGATACGCTTTGGCGCAAAGAATCAGGGCTTGTTCAGGTGTGAAACCTTTGCGGATGGATGCATCATAATGAACCCGCCGAACCTGTGCCAGCACCTCAGCTCTCTTGATTTCGCCGGGCATCTCACGCATTGCAGACTCGCAAAGCGCAGCCATCTTCGCTTGGGCCATAGTTCTGTCAGCTTCGTTCGTCATGTCGGTGCTCCTAATTTCCATTTGTGGATGAGGTCGAATTCAGTCTTGGATGGAGCCCCCCTCGTGCCGGGTCGGACCGAGGCGCGCTCCCTGTCGAAATGTAGGAAGTCTATCGTCGTGCGCCACACAGCAGTCTGGAGCTTTCCCGCCAAGAACAGCCGGGGGGCCAAGTGAAAGTGTTGCCTACGAAGCTCTACCGCAAGAAGCTTACATATAGAAGATTCGGCTTGCGATGGTGATGCAGCGATGGTTCTGAAGAAAACTGCGTTGACATCTGTCATCGGACCGTAGAATTCATAAGCCTCCTTGAGCGAGAACCAGACACTCTTGGCCTGTTGCAGGTAGTCCTTTGTGAGGACCGAGACGATCGTTTCGATCTCATAATGAATGAGGTCTCTGGAAGAGTTTGCATCCATCATTGATCGCCTTTGAGGCCTGCAAGGCGCTGTGCGTTGAGGCGCTTGAGGGTGTTGTAGTTGGTGCCTCGGCTCACAGTTCCGTCTTGATTGTGTTGGCGGCAGCGCCCCTTAAAGAAAAAGGAGCCTTGAGGCTTCCCGAGTAGCGCCTCGATTTTGCTCTCAGAGAACGGCGGTTTGAACTCTGGCCGATAAGACTTGATGTCTTTGGTTGATTTGATCTGAAAGCAAGAACCTTGCACCCAGCTTCCATCTTTGCGGTTATCCTCTTTGGAAGACAACCACAAGTACTCGCCTTTCTCCATCCGCTCGATCAAATCTTTTCTGCTGATGGGCCATTCGTTTCCATCAGAATCGAGCATGAAGAACTTTACGCCCTTCAGGTTCAAAACAGTAGGCAACGCTTGGCAAGGAGTTTTGCCGTCAGTGTAGAGTGCGTTGTCGAAGCCGAGGTAGACGGCTGTTTGGGGCTCATGCACCGGTTGAGGGGCCAGATCCTCGGGTTCAAATCCGTAGGCGAAATAATTTTCTTCTCTCATATTCAGATCCTTTGCTACGAAGTAGTGCCCGTTGGAAATATTTATAGCTCGAAAATAAAGCAAAAGATTCAAGTATTTCAGCGCAACTTGAGAAATCGGTGTTTATCGTCGTTTAAAGGCTGAATAATGGTCGCATTGGCAACCCTTACCCTCTTATTGGCAACCCCTAAGCCTGCATTTTCCGCTCTAAGGGTTGCCAATAAGAGCTCATAAAAATGAGGCTTTTTTCGGATTAGCAACCGCAAACACGATTAGCAACCGCAACGACCCCCCTTTTGGAGAACAGGCGGGGAATTCACGATTCCTTTATTCATATTCTTATTTCTCCCTATTGCCTTTTAGGAAGGAATGAGAAAGAAAGGGTAGCCAATAGCTATAAAGCACCGTAAACAATAGGAAAGATTGGCAACCCCTTGGTTATTAGCTGGGGTTGCCAATAGATCTCAAGGGGTTGCTAATACCAAGAAAGACTCATTTTTATGGGATTTTATTGGCAACCCCTCCAGCAGGTTAGAAAGGTCTAAGGGTTGCCAATAGGGCCACAACAACTCCGGGGGGTCGCGCATGGCAATATTCTCACGCTCTCCACAAATAGTTGATGCTTCTGCTGCACAGCCGGTCGATAAGACCATCACGAGGCTGCAACAGAATGCAGCAGAGTAAACGACACTTTTATCAAAGGAACCAACTATGGATACCCAGACCGAAGAACCGCAGACCCAGACCGCAGAACCGCCGAAGGCCGAGAAGGTCGCAAGCACGCGGTCGAAGTTCACCGATGAGCAGATTGCCGAGATTCGTTCGCTTCGCGCCCTGACCCATCCCGAGGGGTCGCCCAAGGCCGGAAAGCCGCTCCATACGCATCCCGCTCTGGCCGTCCAGTTCGGCACCTCTGCTGGCGTCATCTCGCAGATCGTTCGCAATCGGGTTTACAAGAACCCCGAATACGTCCCGACCAACGACGGCAATTGATCTGACATTTGGCGACATCGGAATAGAGGGGTTGGCTCACCATAGTCAACCCTTTTCAATTGGAGGTGTGCCGTGTCTAACAAACCCCTCAAGGAAAGCCTGCTTCGTAATGCTCTTCGAGACGTGAATAGATTCCCAGAGGGCAGGATAGGCTTCATAGAACCTGCCAACGGCTCAGACGTTGGGCTACCGGACTGTCTTGTGGCCATAGGTGATCGTTGGAAGCCTCTAGAGCTTAAGAGAGGCAATTCTGTAATCAAGGAACTCCGGCCCACGCAACGTCTTTGGCATAGGACCTCGTTGAGTTTCGGCATACGTACCCATGGTCTAGTTTTGCGATCAGACTATTCGGTCATCCTCTTTGAGATCAAACTCTCGGGGGGCTTCTCTAGTGAACTAAGCGAAGCTATCGTATGCGAATTCGAGCTAGACTTTATTGATTACGCCGTATTATCTCTTGCGATGGACTAATTATTTGCGGTGATCACTGTTTATTAGCGTGCTTATGCTCTTCTATTCCGGCATAACATCTTCATTGGGTCACCCTCTGAGGAAAACGGCTTGACAAGAGATAGCAAACATTGGGTCGCGGCTGTCGTCAAAGGAGGCGAAGAGCGCAGGATTGCTTGCCACCTCTCAGAGAATCATTCCATAGAGTGCTATCACCCTACGATTGTGAAGTGGCGCAAGCTCCCTAAGCATGAAGCCGTCAAGCAAGGCCGCAACCGCGCGCTATTCTCCTTTCCCCTTCTTCCAGGCTACCTGTTTGTGGCTGCGCACGACAATCAAGACTTATCTGATCTCCTCCGCAGCAAGAACGTATATGGTGTCGTCCGAACTTCATCTGGACCTTGTTATGCTCGCGACAGCGAGATTCAGATCCTCCGCAAGCTAGAGGCTGAATATGGCTCCGTCAAGCACGTTGAGCCTACCCTCTTCGAGACAATCAGCGCCAAGCTCGCTGAACTCGCACAAGCTCATCAACAGGGCAGGCACCTCAGGCTCACCTCTGGGCCATTCGAAGGTTTGCTCGCAACGCTCCGCAATTCTTCTGTCGCCAACGGGCAGGTCGGTTTGAGTCTTAACGGCAAGAACGTGACTGCTCCCATTGACTCGGTCGAAGTAGCTTAAAAGGACGACCAGGAACACCGTCCTCCGATGAGAGGCGACTGGCCCTTGGGGTTAACCCAAAAGGAATAACTATGTCTGCTGATCAAGAAGACCGCGTAGGCTTCTACAAGGGTAATCAGCTTTGGAAGATCGGCATAGCCAATCTCAGGGCCAAAAGAGGTTATGCTGGACCAGAAGAGCTTCTCGTGAAATGCGCAGGATACTTCGAATGGCTCGAAGAGAATCAGCTCGAAGAAGCAAAGCTCGTCAGCTTCGAAGGCAGCAGCAGGGTTGCGATGCTTCCCAAGATGCGCTCACCGACCCTTGCCGGTCTCTGTCTGTATCTCGGCATTCACAGAGACCAATGGGGTAGCTGGCGTCGAGGCGATGATCGGCCTGACCTTCATGCGGTCGTTGAGGTCATTGAACAAGCCATGTACGAATCGAAGTTCACTGGCGCTGCAGCAGGTCTGCTGAACCCCGCTCTCGTCGCAAGGAGCCTCGGTCTGGCTGAACGTTCTGAACTTACTGGCAAGGACGGAGGACCAATCCAAACCTTAGGCCTAATCGACGAGGACAAGTTGCGCAATGAAGCACGACGACTTGGCATCCCGCTTAGCGCTTTTGGCATTAGCGGTTCAGAGGAAGAAGGACTCTGAGCTTGCAGCCGGGGGGTCACTGCTCTCATTCACCCGTTGGTTCTTCCCAGAACGCGAAGGGATGGAATTCCTTGTAGGGCAACATCACGCTCTTATAGGTCACACGTTAGACCGGGTTCTCAGAAGAGAAATACCTCGGCTGCTCATCACGCTTCCTCCGGGGTACACCAAGACCGAGTTGGCAGTGATCAACTTCATGGCCAAAGGTTTCCAGATTAACCCGGCGTCTAAGTTCATTCATGCGACATTCAGTGATGAGCTCGCAAAAGAGAACAGCGACAAGATTAAGAAGCTTGTGCAGTCTGAAGACTACCAAGAAATATGCGAGCGCAAGTTTGAACTGAGAACTGATTCCAAAGCCAAAGATCGTTGGCAGACTTCGGCAGGCGGCGGGTTGCTTGCTAAAGCTTCTGGTGGATCGATCACTGGTTTCCGTGCGGGCCGCATGGAGAAGAACATATTCACTGGCGCTCTGATCATCGATGATCCGCTCAAGCCAGACGACGCCTTCAGCCCAACTAAGAGAAAACACGTCAATCGTCGTTCAACCAACACATTCAGAAGCCGTCTGGCTCACGAAGGTGTCCCGATCGTCGTGATCATGCAGCGGCTCCATAACGATGACTTTGCTGGGCATTTGCTGACCGGCGGAACAGGAGATTACTGGCACCATCTCGACCTTCCGGTCTTGATTGAGAGCGGTGACACTTATCCGCAAGAATGGACTAATGGGATACAAATCCCGCACAATCTTCCTGAAGGTCCGCTCTGGGAAGATAAGCACAACCTCGAACAGGTTGAGGTCCTCAAGGCTGACGCGTACACTTACCAGAGCCAATACAAAGGTAGGCCCACAAGCATTGAGGGCGCGCTATTCGACATGGAATGCTTCAGGGAGTGGACAGAACTTCCTGAGATGGACTACTTCGTAATGTTCGCGGACACCGCTATGAAGACTGCGGAACGCAACGACTTCAGCGTATTCCAGCTATGGGGCAAGGCCAAGAACCGCACCGGCATCTACTTGGTTGATCAGCTTCGAGGCAAGTGGGAAGCTCCAGACCTCGAGAAGAATGCGTTGTTCTTCTATAACCGATACCGGACTATGGGCATTCACCCGCGCGGCTTCAAGATAGAGGACAAGGCCAGCGGCACAGGCCTGATCCAGGGGCTCAAGCGTAAGGGCGTCCCTGTCCAGGCTATCCCTCGGGAGCGAGACAAGTATACTCGTGGCCTAGACGCCGCTCCTTGGGTCTCTTCAGGAATGGTTTGGCTACCTAAGAACGCTCCATGGATCAACAGCCTACGAACCGAGCTTGCGACATTCGACGGTCTAGGCAGTGGCCATGATGACCAAGTCGACCCGATGATGGACGCAATCAACAACATGCTCTCTGGCAATGACCGCATCAATCTGGATAATCTTTGATCATGAACAAGCCTGTCGCCTTTGCTGATGGACTGGAGAGCCTTACGGCATCTCTCGGCACTGCACGTGATAAGGCAACGTCCGTGACCTACGTTGAGACGCACATTGGCGACCAGCAGCTTACTGCGGCTTACAAGACGTCTTGGTTGGCCAAGAAGATCGTCGACGTTCCAGCCAGCGACACTTTCCGACGCTGGCGCAATTGGCAGGCAGAAGAAGATCAAGTCGAGAAGCTTGAGGAGCTTGAGAAGAAGCTCGGCATCAAAGAGAAACTCGTTCGCGCCACTAAGCTGGCGCGTCTTTATGGGTCGTGCTACATCTATTACGATCTCGGCGACGACCAATCTCTGCCGTTGGACCCAACCAAGGTCAAACGGGGGGGCATTCGGTTTGCAACGGTTCTGACGCATAGGCAGCTTAACCCAGGCGAAATTGAGCAGGATGCTCTTTCCGATCAATTTGGGAAGCCTAAGTGGTTTGATGTTGTCGGTACGACCGCTGCTGGAATCGTGCGAATCCATCCTAGCCGGATCATTATTCTTATTGGGTCAGAAAGCCCAGATGAGAATCTGATGGTCGGAAGCCGAGAAGGAATGGGTTTTCGGCTTGGGACAAGCGTTCTGTCTGCTACGCTCCCCGCCATCAAGCATTTCGATTCGGTCGCAGCCAACATTGCGTCATTGGTTTTTGAGGCCAAGATCGACGTGATCAGGGTCAAGGGGCTGATGCAGATTGCAGGCAACCCTCACGAGGAGCAAAAGCTGCTCGCGCGATACGCTCTTGCTGCTACGACCAAAGGGAACAACGGCATGTTGATCCTCGATGGCGACATGGAGGAATACGAGCAGAAGGCTTACAGCTTTGCGGCTCTTCCTGACATCATGGATCGGTTCAGCCAGAACGCTTCTGGTGCAGCCGATGTTCCTCTTTCGCGCCTGTTCGGTAAAGCTCACAGCGGAATCGGGACCTCTGGCGCTGGCGAGAACGACACGCGCAATTACTACGATCACCTGTCAGCAAGTCAGGAGCTAACCGTCACGCCAGCGATGGCTACGTTTGACGAATGCCTGATCTATGCTGCCCTAGGGTCTCGTCCTCCGGAGGTTCATTACCTCTGGGCAAGCCTGTGGCAGAACAACGACAAAGAGCGGTCAGAGCTGGGCCGGATAGGCGTAGCCACCATTAAGACGCTCAAGGACACAGGCTTGATCCCTGACGAGGTGCTCTCGCGCGGGGCTGTCAACATGCTCACTCAGGCTGGCGTAATTCCTGGCCTGGAAGCAGAGTACAAAGGCTACTTTGAAAAAGGTGGCGAAGATCCTTGGGATGCAGAGGACGAAGGCGAGGATGGGAAAGCGGAGGCTTTGGTTCCGCCGGAAAAGTCAAAGCCGGGGAAACCCGGCGTCTTAACTGACGCCCAAGCTCGTGACCCGAAGGGGACATCGACCGGGGGGCAGTTTTCTTCTGGTGGTGCATCAGGTTCGATCAACGGATCTCCAATCAAAAGCGTTTCGAGTAAAGAGCTTAAGTCTCTAGTCCTCTCTGGCGCTGGCCGTGACGTCATCGATTCGCACATTGCTCTCTTGTCGATTATTGATGAGATGGAGAAGCGCGAACAAACAACAGAGAAGCCGGGTTACGGTTCGCAGGAATGGCACGAGAATCGGACCTACAAAGTCGACGGCAAGGACATCAAAGGTACCGAGGCTGCGATGGAGGCTTGGGAGACTCAAGCTAACGAGTTGGCCTGGAAAGAAATCGGCTTGCCTGTTGAGCCAATCCTCTACGAGAGAGAGCTGACCATATTGCTCGGTCCCCCTGCGGCTGGGAAGTCTACAATCGCCAATGAGATTGCTGTTTCTCGTAAGGCTATGATTCTTGACTCTGACGAGATCAAGAAGTCTATCCCAGAGTTTGAACGTGGTTCTGGCGCTGCGGCAGTCCACGAAGAGAGTTCCAGCCTAGCGAAGAGCCTTCAAGCTCTAGCTATCGCAAAAGGTTCAAACGTCATTCTGCCAAAGGTAGGAGACAATCCCACTTCCATTAAGAAGACGATTGACCTGTACAAGGCTGCTGGTTATACTGTTTCGGTCGTCAACATGTCAGTCACTCCCGAGAATGCATACGGGCGGAACATCAGCCGCTTTGTAAACACTGGCAGGCTTGTTCCACCTTCGTATCTCGATTTTGTTGGTTCGAAACCTTCCTCGACCTACGGATTCTTGAAGCTCAACAATATGGCAGACGGTTTTGCTGATCTAGACAACAATGGCGGGATCACAGATCCCAAACCAATCTTGAGCCAACAGGGTTTGAACCCCCTCAGAGGGACGCGCTTCGCCGCGCAGATGAATTGATATGAGAGAGAGCCTAGTCGCCTTGTACGACCGCGTCGAGAATGAGGATCCGATCTTGACGGATCCTATTGCTCTTGCTATGGTCCAGCGCATCTTGGCGAAGCAGCGGATTGAACCTATCGGCGACGCTCAAGCTCGCGTCCCTGCCGGTAGCCCGCAAGGCGGTCAGTTTGGTAAGGGCGGAGGCGGCTCAGGGGGGCAAGCCCCTTTTGAAGTTGGGGCCGAGGCAATCAACAAGGTTGGCTCAGGTCTAAAAGCTAGAGCAGAAGCTATCGGCTTCAATCAAGCACCTTCAGCTGAGGACATATTGCACGTTGATCGTCTCTTAGCTGACCGCCCAGACTTGGTCATTGTTGCTCCGTCAGGGAGCCTTAACGCAATACTATCTGAAGGCTTTAAACCTGCTGCGTTGACTGGTGAGACAACTCGCCCATACACTGTTGAGAGCAGAGCCAAGCTTGAGAAGGAACTGTTCGGAAGCGAATTGAAGAACCCAATATACGGCGTGATGGGTGGCGAATCTAACAGGTCAGAGGCTGAACTGCGCATGCTTGGTGGATTTGGTTATGGCGACGTTTCCGTGACTGTTTCGGACAGCGTCAAAAGTCGAACCACTCTCACATTTGGCGACAGCCTCGACGTCAACTCTGGATATGTTAAGCGTGATCACGGTCTCCCAGATGAGATTCTTGGAGGAATTCGTAGACCTTCTCTGCCATTTCCTGCCAACGATAGGGTTGCTGCATATAGCGCAATGGCTAATTCTGAATGGAGAAGCAGCAAGAGAGGAGTTCCAGGCATTGATCTTCAATACGTTGAAGCTCAAATCTGGGGTGGCGGGATTGAAGTCAGTGACATCAAGAGTGTTCAATTCCGCAAGAGAGCTCCAAGCAAGGCCGTTGAAGCCAAACTCAACGACCTCGGTATACCTTGGAGCATGAAAGGCAACCCGAGGTCAAGCATGCAAGATGCAATTCATTCTGAGAAGGTCGCACTCGTAGATGCTTCGCAAAAGATCATCGCCAAGCATTCTGACGGTGCCGTGATGGTTGAAGCTGGAGAGAACGAGTTTGGCTTCAAAATGGCTGTTGCGTTTAACACCAAGGGCAACCGGAGCAAGCCAATGGTTGTTGAGGCGTTCCTCAAGTTTGGTGGATGGGAGCTGGTATAATGAACTTCTCGGACGCTGCACCAGTAACCTCGATGCGTCGCACCAATGACGGCTACCTCACAGGCTCTGTCCGCTGTGCCAGGACCGGCGTACAGGACTACTTGCGCACTGAGCTTGGGCTGGAGGGTGAAGGCATGATTGCCGTCTACCGGCCTGAAGATTCGGTGTTTGATAAGGCAAGCATTGCGACGTACGCGGGCAAGCCGATCACTCTGGGTCACCCCAAAGGCGGTGTGGTAGATTCAGCGAACTGGAAGCAGCTTGCTATCGGAACCGTTGGGTCAAAGGTTCTACGCGACGGCGAATCTATCGTGGTTGACTTCTCAATCATGGACGCCGACGCAATACATGGCGTTGAGGCTGGCACGCGTGAAGTGAGCATGGGCTACACGACGCCGATGGTGCTGCAGGATGGCGTTGCGCCGGACGGCACACCTTATCAAGCGGTTCAGGTCGGACCAATCAACATCAACCACCTCGCTGTCGTTCCTGCGGCACGCGGCGGTAAAGAACTTCGCATCGGTGACGCTGCGATCCACTGGGGGGCGACCCCTATCCACCATGGTGACAAGGAGATTCCCATGTCGACAAAGAGCGTGGTGCTAGGGGATGCGGCAGTCGTACTGCCAATCGCCGATGCCAACATCATCGAAGCCTACAAGACTGAGATGACGAAGAAACTCGCCGATGCGATGTTCGAGAAGAAGAAGTCGGACGACGAGAAGGACGAGGAAATCGGCAAGCTGAAAGCCGAGAAGAAAGTCATGGAAGACGCAGCGGTCACTCCCGCAAAGCTCACCACCATGATCGCTGACCGCGTCGCTCTCGAGCAGAAGGTTAAACTGATCGACGCTAAGATCGTCTGCGACAATGTCCCAGACGCCGATCTGCGTAAAGCTGCTGTTGTCTCCGTCCTCGGTGATGCGGCTGTGCTGGACGCAACCCCTTCCGAGATCAACGGAATGTTCAAGGCCGTCAACGCTGCGAAGCAGACTGCTCCGAACGATTCAGTGCGAAACGCTCTCGGATCGCAAAAGATCACCGATGCCAACTCCGGAGTCTGGGGCGACGCTGTCGCCAAAGCCGCTGGCATTACGTTCAAGAAAGGAGCGTAAGATATGACCATTCTTTCAATGCGTGATGGCCCAGCCAATTACCTCGTCTCCGAGGCAAACGGCATGTATCGCTCGCGCGATGAGGCCGACGTCATCGGGCACGCGAGCCTGATCCTTGAGGTCGGAACCGTTCTCGGTCAGGTCATCACCGGGGCCGCGACCGCCGCTGTACAGCCCGGAAATACTGGCAATGCGACGTCGAGTGCTGTTACCGTCTCGGCTGATGCGGTTGTCGGTGTCTACGTCGTCGAATTCTTGACGGCCACGACTTTCAGTGTGGCGCTTCCGGGCGGCGCTCTGCTTGCCAATGGTGCGACCGGATCGGCTGTCACCCGAGGCGGGTTGACCTTCACGCTGACTGTTGGCGCTACGGCGATGGTTGCCGGGGATGGATTCAACATTACCGTCACCAAGGCTCCGGGGGACTTTGCGCGGCACCTTTTGGGTGCGACAGACGGCACGCAGACTGTGGCTGGCATCCTCTACGAGGAAGTCCCCCCTGCTGTTACCATCAAGCGAACCATCACCCGTCGTGACTGCGAAGTCAATGGCGATCACCTGATCTACTCGGCGGGCGCTTCTGCCGCACAGATCGCCACTGCGAACGCCGCGCTTCTTGCGCTCGGCATCGTCGTCCGATAACAAGGAGTTTCAGCAATGGCTGGCATGGACGTCTTCAACAACAATGCTTTCTCCATGACGTCCTTGACAGGCGTCGTCGAGAAGATCGACTACGTTCCGCAGACGCTCGGACAACTGGGAATCTTTTCGCCCATGCCCGTTCGTACGCGGAACCTTTTCATCGACCGTCGCGACGGGTTTCTGACTCTGATCGGCACATCGGCTTTGGGCTCCCCGCCCGAAGAACTCGCCAAGGACGACCGCGATGCGGTCCCCTTGAAGACTACGCGGCTTGCCAAGGCCTTCACGATGTACGCGCACGAGGTCGAGGGCATCCGCGCTTACGGGTCCGAGACCGAGTTCACGCAGGTTCAGGCTGAGTATCTTCGTCGCATGGCGCGGATTCGCACTGACATGGAGCTGACCCACGAGTACCATCGCCTCGGTGCTCTTCAGGGGCTTCTGCTCGACGCTGATGGCACTTCTGTGATCTACGACTACTTCGCCGAGTTTGGCGTTGCGCCACCTGCTGTCATCGACTTCAACCTCGATGACGATACTACCAACGTTCGCCAGATCCTGACAAATCTGGTACGCTCGATGGTGCGAGGGTCTCGCGGGGCCGTCACTAACGTTGCGCAGATTCACGCGCTTGCCGGTGACGCTTTCTACGATTCTCTGATCGATCACCCGACGATCCGCGCGACCTACCTGAACTACGTTGCCGCTGCAGAGCTTCGTACGGCAACCGCGTTCGGCGACTTTGTCTACGCCGGAGTTACGTTCCACAACTATCGTGGGTCCGACGACAATTCCGTCGTGGCAATCAAGCCAGATGAAGTGAAGTTCTTTCCGGTCGGTGCACCGGACGTGTTCAAGAAGGCGATGGCTCCTGCGGAGTTCGGACCTTTCATCAACACGCCGGGGCAAGACACTTATGCGATGAACATTCTGGATCTGCAGCGGCAGGCTTGGTCTCGCGGTGAGCTCTACAGTTATCCGCTGTACTTCTGCCAGCGTCCGGAAGCTCTTCGGACTGGCCGTCGGACGTAAGTCTGAATGACAAAGCTCTGGCGAAGGTTCATTCCTTCGCCAGATTCGAACCTTGAACCGGAGGAATAGAAATGAAGTTCAATGTCAGGAATGATAGCTCCAGAGCAAGAGCTCTTAGCGCAGCAACCGGGGGGATGGTCATCGTTCCACCGAATTCCGAAGATGTGTACGATCTCGACCCCAGTGCGCAGCACAAATCTGGTTTCGATCTTTCGATCACTGAATCTTCAGACCCAAAAAATAGCCAAGAAAACACGGCTCCTGTCCCTGCCGCTCCGGCTCCAGCCGTAGAGCCCACGAAGCCGCAGGCTGGCCAAAAAACGGCGGTTCCTGTGGCTGCTAAGGCTCCGGCCAAGCAACAAGAATCTGAAGCTCCTGCTGACTGGCAGAAAGGGCTTGAGGCTCCGAAATGACCTTTTACGGGACGCTTGCGGCTGCATCTGCATATCACGTCTTGGTGGGTAACGTGGTTTGGGCCGCGTCGACCTACACTGACGTACAGCGTGAGTCTGCTATGCGTCGCGGCTCTCGCGCGCTCGATGGGCGCTACGCTGGCCAACTCAGTGGTGTTAAGGCTGTAGCAGGACAGGCGTTGCAGTTCCCGCGCGTAGATCTATACGATAACTGCTCCCAGTCGGCTGTGCCTGATGGGGTCACCCCTGACGCTATCATCAACGCCAGCTACGAGCTAGCTCTGCTTGAGCTGGTCTCCCCAAACAGCTTGTCTCCGACGGTTGCATCGCTTGGTCGTTTGACCCAGAGCGAGGCTGTGAGTGGCGCGGTTTCGCGTTCGTTCTTTAGCCCAAAAGACCTTGCATTCTTGCTTGGGCCTGGAAGCCCCCTCAACGCATTCCGGCCGAACGTCCTCATTGTGGAAGATTTCATGTGGTGCTACTTGAACCTAGCGGGTCGTCGCTGGGTTGCATCGGTAGTTTGATATGTCTTTCTACGATGAAATGGCATTGGTCACGGCAGAGCTTCTGTCTTCGTCTGTTTTCGGACAGGGTTTAGTCGTCCTTAAAAGGGAAACCTTGGGACAAACAAACACCGGCATGCCTTGGGTTCCCGCTATCCCCGAAACAGTTTCGGAGACGCTCAAGGCGGCTGTAGCTGGTGCTGGTAAGTACGCCAACGGGGTGACAATCCTAAGCACTGACTTTCGAATCGTAGCGGCTGTTCCAATCATGGACTGGAGGATGGGCGACGATGACGTTATGAAAGTTGAGGTCGATGGAAAGATCCTTCAGGTTGTTCAGACTGAGGGCTTGCCCGCTGCAGGGACACCAGCTGCCATCGTGATTATTGCGAGGAACTAATGGCTTCGACCAATCAGCAGACAAAGCTCTTCAAGGCGCTGATTGCGAAGCTGGAGCCTGAGCTTCGCAAGGCGTTTATGACCGCAGTACAAGGAATCAAAGATCGGGTCGTATGGAAAGAACTGATTGCGGCTTTGACAGCGCGCGATACGGAGGCAGCCATTGCAGCCCTCGGGATAACCAAGGAAGCCTTCTACGGCTACCAGACTGTTCTGGTGGCCGTATACGCGCAGGGCGGTTCGCTTGCAGCAGCAGGTATCAAGGGTCCGCGCGGGGGAGCCATCAACTTCCTGTTCAACATGGAAAACCCGCGTGCTGAGGCTTGGCTTTCTGCTAATGGAAGCGAGAAGATAACCAAACTAATAATACCAGGCCTTCGAGAGGCGATTACTGCTAAGATCTTGGAAAGCTACGAGAAGGGAAGTCATCCCTTTACGATAGCTAGGTCTTTGATAGGGAACATTTCCAACGGCAAGCGGACCGGCGGACTTCTAGGATTGTCCGCGCCTCAGATGGGATATGTCGAATCAATGCGCTCTCGGCTGCAGAACGGGTCAGCTTCTGAGATTGAAAAGATACTGAGTGGAATGACTTTGCGTGACAAGAGGTTCGACAAACTACTCGGCAGAGTCCAGCAGGGCAAGGCTACGCTAACCGCGAAGAATGTCGAAGACATGATAAACGGATACACCAACAAGCTCCTGAAACGCAGAGGCGAAGACGTAGCCAGAACCGAGACTGGAATGGCTGTCATGGCCTCCCGCAAAGAGTCAATGCAGCAGGTGCTTGAGAAACTTAACTATCCTGACAATGCGGTGATCAAAACTTGGCGACATGGTGGTGGTGTCAAGGATCCGAGGCCGCATCACGTCGCAGCGAACAACAAGCAGGTTCGCGGGCTCAATACTCCTTTCGTCCTTGAGAATGGCGCAGTGCTTCAGTACGCGCTTGACCCTGATGGCGGAGCAGAAGAGATAATCAATTGCACCTGCGACACGACCATGCGCATCGACCATAGTTGGAACCTGACATGAACTGCACCCCTTGCGAAGAACGTCGCCGCAAGATGCTGGACGCTATCATAGCAGGAAAGATTGCAGAGGCTCTGAAGCAGGCTGCGATCGGTGTAGTGGAAATAGCAAAGAGCATTAAATAATGGTTGAGATTTGCATCAATATCATATTCTGCACTGATGATCCAAACTGTGACTTTAGAAAGTTCATCAAGGACAACAGAATTGAATATGTAGGATTTGACAGTGCGCCGATGTGTGGGTCTGTCAGGATAACGGGAGTGAAGAACCCGCCAGACGATCTGCCAGAGTGGGCAAAATATCAGTTTCGGTGATTGGCATTTGGAGATTGTTCATGGGCCAATTCGCTGACATCGTTGGAGATTGGGCCAACGAAACTCAAGAGCGATTGACGGCGGTATGGCGCGGTTCCATCGATATGCTGGCCGACGAGATGACCACGACGCGGGCGAACGGGGGGCGACTTCCTCATTTGACGGGCAACTTGATGCGATCCCTGCTGGCGTCTACTGCTGAAATGCCAACAACAGGACAGCCAGACGCTGTTTACTCTGGGCAGGATATCGGGACAGTCACTGCTACGCTTTCCCTCGAAGACACCGTCTGGTTAGGCTATCAAGCTGTGTATGCGCGTCGCCAGAATTACGGATTCGTTGGCGAGGATAGCTTGGGCAGAGCATACAACCAAGAGGGCGCGCACTTTGTCGAGGCTGCAGTCTTGGTGTGGCCGACGATAGTTGAACTGGTTGCTGAGGACATAAAAGCGCAAGTGACATCGCGAGGTTAATTGATGCCAGCTGTTGAGACTAAAATATGGCTGGCATTGAAAGCTCGCGTTCAGTCTTTGCCGAGCGACCTATTTGTATCCTACCCAGCATCTGTTTACCGCCCTGGAAAGGACGCGTACATCGCTGTTGGTCGCGCAATTGTGGCCCCCCGGCGCGTCTACATCAAACGCGGGAAGCATGAGAGAACTGGGACGTTGACTCTGTCCCATGTCGCACCTATCGGGCAGGACTTGGCAGTCTACGAGGAAGCAGCAGCTGCAATCGCGGCACACTTCCCAGAGGATGCCAATCTCGAATACAGCGACGTCTGCGTCCGAATCGTATCCGCGCCTCATGTGGTTGAAGGCTTCAGAGAGGGGGGCTGGTGGCGTACGCCGGTTAACATCTCTTGGCGCTGCTCCGCATAATTAATCCGGCATAGCCGGTACAACCGCCCCTTCCGTGGGGCTTCAAACTATGGAGGCCTTTCATGGCATCTCTGCAAAAAGTAGCAGGGTCGAAGCTCTACATCGGCTCGCGCGTCCCCTACAAGAGCACAGTCACGCTTCCAGACTTTTCCGGGCAAACGTGGATTGAAGTCGACGGCTGGGCCGAAACCGGCGATCTTGGCGTCGAACAGGAGTCACTCACTCAGACCTTGATCAACACCAACATTACGTTGTACGCCAAGGGCGTGATCTCCTTCCCGATCACCGAGGGCATGTTCGTGCCAGACCGCGTCGATCCTGGTCAGATCCAAATGCGCGCTGCGCAGCGTTCCTGCAAACCGTTTGCGTTCAAGATCGAATGGGGCGCTGACTGCGGAGAGGAAAGCGTTGTTACCATCAGCATCGCCTCCCCCGGCGTGGTAAGCTGGGCAGCGCATGGGCTTGTTGCTGGCACTGCCGTGACGTTGTCGACCACCGGCGCTCTTCCGACGGGGCTGTCTGTAGCGACAGTCTATTACGTCTCTGCTACCCCAACGCCTGCGGCTGGAACATTCTCCCTTTCTGCAACTCCTGGCGGCGCGGCAATCGTTACAAGCGGTACGCAGTCGGGCGTCCACACAGCGACCGCACAGCCTGTTGGCGACACCGACCTGTTCTTTGGCTTCGCTATGCGGGGCGTTAAGTCTGGCGGTGATTCTTCCGCGAATCGGATGATCAGCTTTCCGATTCAGCGGATTGCCGAAGAAATTAGCGTCTAACCAACGCTGGCGACACGCCTAGCCGCAAGGCAAGGCTAGCCGGGGGAGTGGAGTGGTTCGTCATTCCTCCGGCGCTTTGAACCAGAGCCAAAGGAAAATACGATGTTCAATATCGACGAAATTGACAAGCCTGTCGATCTGGTTGGCGGCGAGTGGGTCGGGGATATCCCGAATCACCCCGGTGTGCGGTTCAAGGTGCGCAGCCGAAACTTTAAGCCTTTCAACGTGGCGCATGACGCCTTGTTGCGGTCGTTCGGCAAGAAGGCGACTCAAGCCCACAACAGTCCTGCATACCAGAAGGCGGCAGGCGAGTTGCTGGCGAAGCATATCCTCCTTGACTGGGAAAACGCGGTTCAAGTCAAGGGCAAGCCTGCGAAGCATGACCTTGAACTGGCGATGAAGATCCTGACGTCTGTCGACGAACGAGGAATGGGCCAGACCTTCCGAGACTGCGTGGCCTACGCGGCGGGCATCGTGGCTGACGGTCATCTCAGCATTGCAGATGACATCGCGGGAAACTGACCGAGGTGCTGCTGTGGGCACTTGACAATCCTGGAGCAGCAGCACAAGTTTCCGCATTAGAAAAGAAGGGCAGGCGAGTTCCAGATCGTCTTTATCCCCCTGAAGCAAATCCTGGAGCTGTGCAATGGCTTGAAGAATTCTTTGAGATGGGCACAGATAGGCAGTTGACAGACTATGGCGCAGGACCTATCCCTGCGCAAAGCATCGCCAGAGTCACCGCAGGATGGCCAGACTTTGAGGCGTCCATGTTCAAGCATGTGATCAGAGCTCTGGACGATGCTTGGCTTAAGCGGCAAT